CAAATTAAAATTTGGAGGATATGGAATGAAAAAATATGAATTGACAGCCGAAAGCATTGTAAAGTTCGGAAGAACACTTTTCAGAATTAAGGCTTTGGTAGCCTTTGAAAATGTTGAAGAGGGAGAGCTTGGAGGATTTGTCGAGAAAGAAGGAAACCTCGATCAGTCCGGCGATGCGTGGGTGTCCGGCGATGCGCAGGTGTACGGCGATGCGTTGGTGTCCGGCAATGCGCGGGTGTACGGCGATGCGCGGGTGTCCGGCAATGCGCGGGTGTACGGCGATGCGCGGGTGTCCGGCAATGCGCAGGTGTACGGCAATGCGTTGGTGTCCGGCGATGCGTGGGTGTCCGGCGATGCGTGGGTGTCCGGCGATGCGCGGGTGTACGGCGATGCGTTGGTGTACGGCGATGCGCAGGTGTACGGCAATGCACAGATATTTAAAATGTCTCATTATGTGGTTGCTGGGCCGCTGGGAAGCCGCGACGATTTCACAACATTTTTCCGCACAAAGCATCATACAATCGGCGTGAAATGCGGATGTTTTAGAGGAAATACAGATGAGTTACTTAAGGCTGTGGAAACGGTGCACGGTGACAATAAGCACGCACAGGCGTATAAAGCTGCTGTTGATCTGGCGAAGTTACAGATTGATTTAAGCGAGTATCCTCTGTGAATGGACTATGAGATTGATCAGGTAACTTAATAGCGGAGGATAAAAAACGGAAAAAGTAATGTCGGATTTTTTCGGCGAGATCTACATGAACGAGGCCGCTAAACGGTTAGAAAACAACCAAAATTAAGATTTGGGAAAGGAGACCTTAGATGGATAGTAGACCAGAGACAACAGCAATGTTGTCGCTTGCAATTCAGCGGCACATTTGCCCGAACAATGATCAAAGAATTTACTGGGCCAGGGAAGTGACTTTTGATTACTCAACTACAAATGCGGTTCGCGTGGATTTTATGAAATTCAAGCCGGTAAACAATACTGTGTCTGGCATAGAGAAGGGAGATTTCTATTGTTATGAGGTTAAGTCATCAGTAGAGGATTTCCATTCAAAAAACGGTCATAACTTCTTAGGAGACTACAACTATTATGTAATGCCAGAGGAAGTGTATGAGCAGATCAAGAAAGAGATTCCTTACCAGGTAGGCGTGTACGTTCCGGACGGAATGGATTATCGTGGCGGGTGGTACAACCTTAAAGCGATCAAGAAAGCAAAGAGAAAAGATAGGAGCAAGCCAGTGGCTGAAATGTTGTTGATGATGTTTCGTTCTGCGGCAAGAGATAGAAAAAAAGTTATTACCCAAACTGAAATTTGAGAAAGGAGAACCCATATGAAAAAATTAAGATTTGGGAAAGGAGACATTAGGTGGATAAAGGAATTGTAGAGGTTGAAATACCATATTCATGCAGAACTTGCGGGTACTGCGTAAAGGTACAAGGAAGTGATGAAAGAATTTGTATGCTGCTAAAGCCAACCGGAAAGTATTGCGGAGTAACTGTAGCATACAAGAGCAATGAGACGGCTATCATATGCCCAATAATCAAATGATGGAGAAATTAAGATGACAAGATTAAAGTCGGAGTTAAGATGTTGTAAGAACTGTTCCTATCGCAAAACAGATATTAAAAATCTCAGTTATTATTGTGCGAACCAATTATCAGAGCATTATCTGGAACGCATCAAAGACGATACGCTTATGCATCAGTGCAAAGGCGGAAATGCAAAGCTAAGGGGAAGATACCCAAACTAAAATTTGAGTAAGAGGAGACCAAGATGAAAGTGAAGATAGAGCCAAGGAAGGCTACTGATCGGGGAGGCTACTACTGCATGCCACTGTATACCAATATCCGGCATGGGAAGCCGGGATGGAGGATCACACAGTGTCCGGAGTGTGGGGCGAAATGCTGGAGGATCCCACTGGCAGAAATCGCAGAGGAGCAGGGGGCTAAAGGATTGTGTACGATGTGTGCGCTTAAGAAGGGAGTGGGAGCATGAAAACGAAGAATGAGCATAGAGCGCTTAAGAATCTCGTGCATAGAAAACGGGAAGGCGAGTATGAAGCCATGATTGCGGATCCTCGTCCTAAGAGCTGGAGCGCCGCACACCGGGCATATGATGGCATGAATATGGGTTCGAGGCATAGAGAGAAGGGAGGTGAGACCGATGGACAAGGAGATTCTGAAGCAGTACATAGATGCCTGCGAGCAGGTGAAGGAAGCGAAAGCGGATATACTGAGGCTTAAGAAGAACCGGAAGAAAATCGTGCAGGACCGTGTGTCCGGATCTGCGCATGAGTTTCCGTATACTGCCAAGAGTTTTCATATTGAGGGCCTGTCATATCCGGTGGTGAAAGATCCGGACGAGCTGGATCGGCGGGAAGCGGTTCTTCGGGAACGGCTCAGACGGGCGGAAGAGATCAAGCAGCAGGTGGATCTTTGGATGCTTACGATTCCGCAGAGAATGCAGAGAATCATTCGTTATAAAATTTTCGAGGAGTTGTCTTGGTCGGAAGTGGCGATCCGGATGGGGCGGAAGGCAACAGCGGACAGTGTAAAGAAAGAATATCAGAGATTTATGGATGGAAAATAAAAGTTTGTCCCGAATGTCCCAAATGTCCCGACTCAAAATGTTATAGTGTAACCTGAAGCCAAAGGCATACAGCCGGCGGCTTCCAACACCTTCCTTAAATGCGTTAGACGTCTGGTGCCCCTGCCGGGCGTCAATTATCGGAATGTAGCTTAATGGGGAAAGCAGCGCAGTTGATGACTCCTGTGGTGCAGTTTGAGGTTAGAATCCTCACATTCCGATTTGCCTGCTTTAGGCAACAAAAAAGGATCGGGTAGCTAATCCGATCCTTTTTGCCCCTTGTTTTTAATGAAAAGTTTTTAATAGTACATATACAAATATCATGCATATGTAGGAAAAAACAGTTGGGTTGCATTTGGTCAACAATTTATGCATGAACTTAAAAAGTGTCAGACCAAATAAACTCAGTAAAAACAAGCAGAAATCCACATTCGCCATCGTCTCAATTAATGCGTTCATGGTATCTTTCTCCTTTGTTTTTGATAAAGGACTTACATCGCAGTTAAGCGAATGCCAGGAGAAGAAAGTGAACGAATCTCTTGAAAAGATGTATAATATGGCGAGAGAAAGAAGGCATTTTGAGACGATGGCTTTTACCGTAAGGTATTAAAAGATAAATAAGTTACGTAATTGACCATTAGTATCCTCCTTAAGCGTGAATATAAATCTCTCGGATAGCACTATATGCTATCGGATTTATAATATCGTGTTATAAAGAGAAAATCAAGAGAAAAAAGTGGGAATGTTATAAGGGGTTCCTCGTGAAAGGGACTCTTTTCTTTTGCCCATTGACATGCGGCGCGCACGTCACCAGATGGCAGACCTCCTTTAAGGGCTGCAATCGGCAGTCCTTTATGGTGACGGCGGGATCGCATTAAAAAGCGAGGTGAGTCCGGATGACGAAAAAACAGAAGATCTTTGCAGATGAATATCTGATCGACCTGAACGCCACCCGGGCTTACAAGGTCGCTTACCCCAGAGTAAAGAATGATGAGGTTGCGAGGGCAAATGGAAGCAGATTGCTAACAAATGCTAACGTTGCAGCGTATATTGAAAAGCGCATGAAAGAGAGGCAGGAACGGACACAGATCACGCAGGACATGGTCGTCAGAGAACTGGCGGCGATTGCGTTTGCCAGGTTGACAGACTACGTCAATGTTAAAGGTGGGATGGTCAAGATCGAGGACACCAGCTCTTTGACGGAATATCAGGTCAAGGCACTTGCAGGGATCAAGCAAGGAAAAAATGGAATAGAGGTAAAACTAAACGATAAGCTGAAGGCAGCAGAGCTCTTAGGTCGGCACCTGGGAATGTTCAAGGACAAGGTGGAGGTATCGGGATCCCTGGAGGCAGAGAAGTCGAAGCTGGATGATCTGCTGAAACAGATACGGGGTGATGGATCGTGAGCACAGAACGCCTTATTTTGTCAGAAAAATATAAAGCGTTTCTCAGGTGTGATGCACCGGTAGAATTTTTGGAGGGAACGACAGCAGCAGGAAAGACAACAGTTGGACTGTTCAAGTTCATGCTGAAGGTGGCGGAGTCAAAGAAAAAATTGCACATACTCGCGGCAAAAGATACCGGAACCGCTGAGAAGAACATCATCAACAAGGACTTGGGGATCATTGATGATTTCGGGAGCCTGGCGATCTACAACGGTAACGGAACCAAAGACGATAAGATTCCGCACATACTATTCCATGCTCCGGGCGGTGACAAGATCATTTATGTCATGGGATATGGAGATAAAAAGAAGTGGCAGAAAGCCCTTGGAGGTCAGTACGGGTGTCTGTATATCGATGAGGTCAATACATCAGACATTGATTTCGTCAGAGAGGCAGCGATGCGGTGTGACTATTTTATGGCAACGCTGAACCCGGATGATCCGTCACTTGACGTATATAAAGAATATATTAACTGCAGCCGTCCACTCCCAGAGTGGGAGGCAGAGACGCCGCAGGAGATCAGAGATGAATTAAAGGAAGAACCAAAGCCCGGATGGGTCCATTGGTTCTTTTCGTTTACCCATAATTTAGGTTTACCGAAGGAAAAGCTGGACAAGATCCTGGCAAACACGCCGAAGGGGACAAAGATCTGGAAGAATAAGATACAGGGGATCCGGGGGAAGGCGACAGGACTGGTATTTTCGAACTTTAACCGGAAAGCCCATGCAAAGACAAAAGAGTGGGCGATGCAGTTTGTTCAGCGTCCGGAAGAAGCAAAGAAAAAAGAATTTTTTATGTATTTTTCAGTGGGGATTGATACGTCGTATTCCCAGAAATCGCCGGATACGATCGCATTGTCTTTCCTTGGGATCACCAACAAAGGCAGAGGTATCGTTTTGGCAGAGAAGGTATACAGCAATGCCGAGTTGGAAACACCGTTAGCTCCGTCAGATACCGTGCTCAACATTGTGGAATTCATGGATCGAAATCGAAAAGAGTGGGGGCTGGCCAGAAATGCATTTTTAGATAATGCCGATCAGGCAACGATGCAGGAGTGGAACAAGTACAAACGCAGGAATGGCTGTGTATACGTGCTCAATGATGCCTGGAAGCAGATGGAAATTATCGACCGTATCAATGCACAGCTTGGCTGGTTTTCTTTTGATGAAGACAAGGAACCTTGTTTTTTCGTCTTGGATACGTGCCCTGTTTACATACATGAGCTGGAAGTCTACAGTTGGCGGGAAGATAAGGATAATACACCGGAGGACGGCCATGACCACATGGTGAACTCGGTACAGTATGGATGGATTCCGTACCAGAGTAAGATTTACAGGGGGTGGTAAAAATGAACTGGATTCAGAATTTTATAAAAAAGCTGTTTCGAATTGAAACGAGACGGGATAGGGAAGTGGTGATCATTGAGCCGCATACATTTCAGGCAAATGTGATCAAAAATAAACTGTGGTACCGCGGTGACTCTGCGGAGATCGAGCAGTATTTCCAGAAGACCGCAAGATGGAAAGTAGAAAAGGCAAGGTTCTGGGCAGCAGATGCACAGGGCAGTGTCCATAAAATGCATAGCGGGATCGTGACCACTGTTGTTGACCGGTACAGGGATATGATCTTGGCAGATATGGATGAGATCTCTTTTGGAGACGATCTGGGAGCAATTAACGAACTTTGGAAAGAGATATTCAAGGAAGAACGTCTTAATGATGTGATTGGAGAAGGAATTGCCGGTGCGCTGGCATCCGGAGATGGAGCATTTAAGATAACTGCAGATGAATGCAGCCGGTATCCGATCGTAGAGTTTTATGATGCGGAGGACGTAGATTTTGTATATGTCCACTCGCAGCTGAAAGAAGTCAAGTTTTATACCGATTACAAGGATGGCAATAAAACCTTCCGTCTGGAAGAAATATACGGTCATGGATATGTCAGATACAAGCTGTATGATGAGGCAGGGAAAGAAACCGAATTAAAGAGGCTTCCGGAGACGGCACATCTTATGGACACAGGAATTCCGGGAGATTTGATGCTTGCAGTTCCGATTAAGATCTTATCATCTGTCAAATATAAGGATCGCGGAAAAGCACTATTTGACAGTAAAACCGATGTCATAGACGGTTTGGATGAGGTGATCAGCCAGTGGGCAGATGCGATCCGCATGGGACGTATTAAGCGATACATTCCGGAAAATCTCATTCCGCGAGATCCTGATACTGGGGAGCTTCTTCCGGCGAATCCATTCGACAACGATTTTATTGCAATCGGAGACAATATGGCTGAAAAATCGAACCAGCAGGTGGAAGTTTCACAGCCACAGATTTCCTATGAGGCCTATGTGAGCAGCTATACGAGTTTTCTTGATATGGTTCTTCAGGGCATTATGTCACCGTCGACACTTGGAATCGATCTCAAGAAGACGGATAATGCGGAAAGCCAGAGGGAAAAAGAAAAGGTCACGCTGCATGTGCGCAATAAGATCGTAGATACATTGAATGAAGTGATTCCGGAGCTTGCCACGAAAATCATGCAGTGCCATGATGTAATGTGCATGGATGATCCCGGAGATTACAAGCCGACGGTAAAATTTGGCGAGTATGCATCTCCGGATTTTGGTACAACTGTGGATACCGTAGGAAAAGCGAAGCAGTATGGAATCATGAGCCTTGAGGCATCAGTGGAACAGCTTTATGGAGACACATGGACCGAAGAAGAGAAAGAGGAAGAAGTGACCCGCTTGAAGGCAGAGCAGGGGATTGTAGAAATGGAAGAACCGGGGGTCAATATGGCTGCCGGTTCTTTTCGGGTAAATATGGGAGGAAATGGAAATGAAGGTAAAAATCATGAACCGAATGTACCGGATGAGCCGTGAGGAGTATCAGGGGCTTCTGAAGGTGGCGAGTGATCAGGTTCCATTTGGAGTGTATGCGGTTGAAAAAGACGGATATGCCGAGTTGAGAAATGATAAATGCCGGAGCGTGACTGAATTGAAAGCACTCACCCGCGGTTTTAAATCGCAGGGGTTCCGGGTGCTGGCAAATAGGCAGGTGAATGCAGATGGCGGAGAAAAACGAGTATGACATTACAGAAGCGTTCCGAAAGATCGAGGCGGAGCTGATCGACTCCATGATGCGTAACATGGACCGGCACCGGGCAGAGGAGGAGAAAGAAGGCTATGAGTGGACCATGTGGCAGGCTGAGCAGCTGAAAGCACTGGAGAAGTACAAGAAGGAAAACCAGAAGAGATATTCCAAGCAGTTCAAGAGTATCAATGCACACATCGAGGCACTGATCCGGGAAGCGAGAGCGCGTGGGAACATGAATCAGGAGATCAGGATCCTGAAAGCAATCAAGAACGGATTTCAGGGAGCCAAGAAAGTCACACGCGGGGCAGTAGGAGAGTTTTTCAAGCTTAATGATAGAAAACTCGACGCATTGATAAAAGCAACGGTATCGGACATGGAGAAGGCTGAGACAGCAATCCTGAGGAAAGCAAACGATGACTACCGGAAGGCGATTTACAGCGCACAGGTATACGCGAACACCGGGGCCGGAACCTATGAAAAAGCGGTGGACATGGCGACGCGGGACATGCTCTCCCGGGGACTGAGCTGCGTTACGTTTTCGAATGGTGCTCAACACACCTTGAAGGACTATGCAGACATGGCGATTCGCACCGCCAGCAAGCGGGCATACCTTCAGGGAGAAGGCGAGAAACGGCAGGAATGGGGAATCACGACCGTCATTCTGGCAAAGAGAGGCGGGAACCCGTGTCCGAAGTGCCTGCCGTTCGTGGGAAAGGTCCTGATCGATGATGTGTGGAGCGGCGGCCGATCAGACGGTGTGGATCCGGAGACAGGAAAGAGTTATCCGCTGATGAGCTATGCGATCGCTCATGGGCTGTATCATCCACGGTGCAAAGACAGCCATACGACCTATTTTCCGGGCATTTCCACAGCAGACGACAGCTGGACCAAGGAAGAACTGGAAGCCATCGACATGGAGAACAAGCAGGAAGCTGAGAAACAATATGCAGCAAGGCAGGAAGAAAAGTACACCCGGCTGGAAAAGTATTCTCTGGATGAGGAAAATCAGAAGCGTTATGCAGCGAGACGGGAGGAATGGAAGAAAAGACGGCAGGAAACTCAGCAGACCGGCATGCCGAAAAAAGAGAGTACTCCGGACATGCAGACAATAAAGAAGGAAATCTCTGCAAAGCGGAAAGAACGGGATAACCTGAATAAGAAGATGGACGGGATCCTCGCTGAGAAGAAGGAGCTGGAAAAGAAAGTATATCTGGATCTCACCGCAACGCAGGGAGAGATGGAACGTATTCAGAAGGTTGTCGAATCTGAGAAAGAGCTTGAGAAGCAGATCAAGGCAGCGGATGAAGGAATCCGTGAGAAACAGGGCATCTACAGAAAAGCGGCGGAAGAGCGCCTGATCAGCGAAGGCATTGTTAAAGAAGCAAAGTTATCTGATCAGATGGCACCGGAGGCCGTGGATCAGATTGAGAAGACTCTGAAGCACCTGAAAGAGCGGTATGGGATTATGCCAGAAGGTATTGTGTATAATCCGTTTAAAGTTACGGATGCAACAGCAACGTATAACTGGCTGGATGATAAGATCTATTTATCCAACAAGATGCGGGATCCGGCAGAGTACCTTAAAACCGTCAAGAAGTCGGAAGAATCCCATAGAGCACACTGGGAGCATTACAATACCAAAGAAGAAGCCCGGAAGAAACTGGCAGAGGCAGAAAAAATCCTGGAAGATAGGACGATTAAGGGATATGAGAGGGAGAAAGCGGTTCTTGCCAAGGCAGAGGCTGAGATTGACCTCAATGTTTCAAGGTATGCAGTTCGCGAGAATATGTCTGATGCGCTTCTTCATGAATATGGACATTTTATCCATCGCCATGCAAATACGGACTATGTTCAGAAAAAGAATGTATTCAAAGCGAAAGAACTCGGGGGAAAAATGATCGGAAACGACTGGGGTTATGATATTAACACGGAATACTCCAGAAGCGCGAAGATTGAGGCGGCGAAGATCAGCCAGTATGCGGCCGAGAATCCATATGAGACGTTTGCGGAGGGCTTCCTGGCGATGGAGAAGGGCGAAAAGATCCCGGATCGGATCGCAGAGGTCATTTCTGATGCAATAAAGGCAGCGGGAGCGAAACCCATTGAAAATATGCGTGGTTCTGATATAATAAGGGTAAGTAAGACAACTCTTACAGCAGAACCTAATACCATAACAGAGGTTGTCGGAAAACGTGGTGGAATTGATCGGAACTATTATGGAGCTGATGGCAAGCAAAATAAGCAGATCAGCAACAATGATCATGGAAACCCGAAGAGACATCCGTATGGAAAGCATGGAGAGCATGCACATGATTATATTTACGACGAAGAAGGAAAGCTGAAGGGGCGTCCGGTTAGAGAAATGACGGAACAGGAAAGAAAGGAGAATGAAGATATCATATGAGTGCAAACGAATTAAGAGATTATATTGCAAGCTTATGTTCTCATGTCACATTCGACTTTCACGGGAAGTCATGCGGCGTTGATCCGCTTGCTCCGGATCAGATCGATTTATGGTGTGGAGATGATACGATGACAGCAGCGTCGGTGTCAGAAGCGATGAATACCCCGTTCTTTGATGGAAAAAGCCTTAATGAGATAGCAGATAAAATCGAGAATGTAGAATAGATCTCACCAGTAAATATGCTGGTGAGATTTTTGTTTATACGGAAGTTGCACCGGTGCAACACAATCAGAGATACATTTAGTACCACCCGCCGAAAGGTTGGTGGTATTTTTATTACTTCAAACATGTCCGGAATGACGTAAAACTACCAGAAAGGAGAGCTTGAGAATGACACAGGAACAGTTTGAAGCCCTTGGCATTGAAAAAAGCCTTGCCAAGAAAGCCGCAGATGAGTCAAAAAAAGAGCTGGAAAACTATGTGACAAAAGAGACATACGATGCTTCCGAGCAGAAATGCAAACAGCTGGAGACCGCGGCACAGGATCACGAGAAGCAGCTGGAGACATTAAAGGCATCTGCGGGGGATAACGAGAAGCTGAAGCAGCAGATCGCTGATCTTCAGAATCAGAACAAGAAACAGGACGAGGACAACCAGAAAGCCATGAAGGATCTGAAGATGACTTATGCGATTCGTATGGCAGTGTCTGCATCTGCGCAGGACAGTGATCTGGTAGCTGGTCTTGTGGACCGCAACAAGCTGATTCTGGGAGATGATGGAAAGGTAACCGGTCTGGACGAACAGATCAAGAGCTTAAAGGAGAGCAAACCGTTTCTCTTTAGACAGGAAAAGCCGAATGAAAAGAAAGGCTTTTTCCGGTTAGGCGGAAAAGAAACAACTGAAGGCAACAGTGATACACACCTTAGCATGAAGGAAGCAATCGCTGCACAGCTTAAACTTGGAACAGAGGGAAAGGAGTAATTTATGGCAATTACATTAGAAGAAGCAAAAAAGAATGTGCAGGATGACCTGCAGTTAGGAGTCATCGATGAGTTTCAGAAATCGAACTGGATTCTGGAGCATATCCCGTTTGATGATGCAGTATCCCCGACCGGAGGCGGTGCGACTCCGAGTTATTCCTATACACGTTTAAAGACACAGCCTACAGCAGATTTCCGTGAGATCAATAAGGAATACACGCCGTCAGAGGTTACCAGAGAGCGCCACACGGTTGAAATCAAGGTGTTTGGTGGTTCTTATGAGATCGATCGTGTGATTGCAAGCATGGGTGGTATCGTCAGTGAAGTAGAACTTCAGCAGGCTCAGAAAATCAAAGCAGCACAGGCCTTGTTTAATGATACTTTCATTAACGGAGACAGCGGTGTGAATACAAAAGCGTTCGATGGACTGGACAAAGCACTGACCGGAAGCGATACAGAATACAATAAGGGCGGTACGATCGACCTGTCCACATCTGAGCTTATCACAAAGAATTTCCAGAATTTCCTTGATATGCTGGATGAATTCCTGACTGGTCTTGATGGAACCCCGTCCTTCATCGCTGGAAATACGAAGATGATCGCAAAGCTGAGAGCGTGTGCGAGACGTGCAAGCATGTACTCCGTGACAAAGGACAACTGGGGCAATCAGGTTGAGAGCTATGGAAATATCCCGTTTGTAGATATGAAGGCAAAGCCTGGAACAAATGATGATGTTATTGCCACAGATAGTGCTGAAGGAACCACCTCTTTATTTGCTGCCCGTCTTGCTATGGATGGTTTGCATGCAGTTTCCTTTGCGGGAGTATCCCCGGTACAGACATGGCTTCCGGACTTCTCTACTGCTGGAGCGGTAAAGAAGGGCGAGGTAGAGATGAATGCCGCGTTGGCTCTTAAGGCGTCTAAGGCAGCAGGTGTATTCCGTGGAATCAAGGTAAAATAAGAGGAGGAACGGATATGAAAATCTATAGTCCGAATAAAGAATACACTGGTGTTTCAGCATCAGTGCCGTTTTGTAATGGAATGGGAGAGACAGAAGATCCTCATCTGATCAAATGGTTCAAAGATCATGGGTATAAGGTCGATGAAGAAAGCAACGCAGAGCAGAAAGAAGAGGAAACAGTAGAGATCCCGGCAGATGTAGACACATCTGCCGCCGTAACCGGAAAGGTAGCAAAGAAGAAGGCGGGGCAGTGATATGGCATATGAGCCGTACGCAAGCAAAGAATATTATCAGAACGAATATCAGGGTAGCATCGTGCCGGAGGACAAGCTTTTAAAAGCTCTCCGGCAGGCCAGCCGACATATTGATTCCCTGACCTTCAACCGGATTGTTGGTCAGGGATTTTCTAATCTTTCAAGGTATCAGCAGGAGCTGATCCGGGAAGTAACCTGTCAGCAGGCTGATTTTGAAACAGAAAACGCAGATGAGATCGACACGATCCTGCAGAGCTATGCAATCAATGGCGTATCGGCACAGTTCGGCTCCTCATGGAACGTGATCACTGAGCAGGGAGTTGCAATGAAGCGCGATGTGTACGCCCTGCTGTGTCAGACGGGCCTGTGTTGCCGATTAGCGAGGTGAGACAATGAAATACCCATGTTTAGTGCCGAAACGGCTGTGCAAGACGCCTGTGCACGTACATCTGGAATCTGAGGAGCTCAATAAACTCGGAGAACCGAAGTATGTGCTTGACGCAGATCTGATATGCAATTTTCAGGACCGTGCAAAAACAATCCTGACAGCAGAGAAGAAGCTGGTGCAGATCACGGGAAGCGCACTGTTCCCGGGGGACATCGCCCCGGATATGCCGACATTAAGCGGTGGGACCCTGACGGTATTTGGCGCAGAGCGCCGGATCGAGCAGGGCTGCAAGAACAGGAACCCGGATGGAACGGTGAACTTCTGCAGTCTGGAGGTGGTCTGATGGAAGTAAGATCAACGGTAAAGTTAAACTGGCCGCGGATCCGGCAGCTGTCTGAGGCGGCGGTGACGGCGTTGGAGCAGACAGCAGAGGCACTGCACACGGAAGTTGTGCAGGCGCAGATCATGCCATTCGATACAGGCCACCTGGAAGAGGATGCGACGTTCGTAGATTACAGTGAGTCTGCAAATGGAAAGGTATCCATCGTATCCAGTACGCCGTATGCGCGGCGCCTCTACTATCATCCGGAATATCACTTCCAGAAGTACGAGAACCCGTTTGCAGGTGGAAAGTGGTTCACACCGTGGCTTCCGGGAGGTGCTAACGCAGATTTCGCACAAAACGCATTCAAGAAACTTTATAAGAAAGCAGGTGGTGTCTGATGCTGACATTACCGGAGATCCGGCAATGGATCGCTGAGCTGGGAATTGCGGCAGATGAGAACGTCTATATCGGAAAGCTGGACAATAAGAAACAGAAGTCGGTCGGTGTATACGGCCGTGCATCCAGCGGTCCGACGCATACCGCACTGGGCGGTCTGGAACATACGACCTATGATACCAGACCGATCGCCCTGTTGGTCCATTGGACTAAGAGCAAGGGAGAGAGCGAAAAGGCGGCATATGGATTATTTGACAAGTTAAGAGAGATGACCAGTCTGACCATCGGGGAGACTCCGATCCGGTATCTCTGCCTGATGGTGCCTGAACCTCAGGACGTGGGGACGGATGACAGCGGAATATATGAGTATGTGATCTGGCTGGATCTTATCTATCAGAGAAAGTGAGGACGAAAAAATGGATGGTACAGCAGGAAAAGTGTACCCGGTACACAACAATATTTTTAAATTCGGCACCAAAGGGCTGGAGAGCCAGGACGAAAACATGGCGATGCCGTCAGACCTTGAGAACTTCTCCCCGTCCATTGATGGCACGGTGGAAGAGTGGTATGCAATGGATGCAGCCGGTTGGGCGAAAGCCGCAATGACCGGAAAAAAACTGAGCTTTAACTTTAAAGGCAAGAGATCCGTGGGAGATGCAGGAAACGATTATATTGCAGGACTTGCATGGAAGTTCGGGCAGGACGTTATGACAAAATTCGAATGGACAATGGTCTCCGGTGCGAAGCTTTCCGGCATCGTGGTCATCAACGTCACGACCCCGGGAGGCGGAGATACTACAAATCTGGATACGTTGGAGTTTGAGTCGGTATTCTATGGAAAACCGACATTCACGGCGGCGGCAACATTATAAGGAGGAGTGAAGATGGCAAGAGTAGTAGATATTACAAGTAAGCTGGAATTTGATGGAAATCCGAAGCTGAGGATCAAGGATAAGGAGATCGAGGTGAACGCGGATGCGCCGACCATGTTAAAGGTCATGAACATGGTGGGGGACGATCCGACGCCGAAAGACGTCATCGCACTGTATAATCTCGTGTTCCCGGAAGAATCCAGAAAAGTACTGGATGACATGAAGCTGAATTTCGCAGACCTTATCACCGTGGTAGAAGCGGCGGTAAGCATCATTTCAGGAGATACAGACACATCGGGAGAGCACTGACCCGTACTACGACCTGTTTGAGGACTGGGACCTGATCATTTCCAGCTTCCTCTCGCAGTACGGGCTTAGGATCCGAACAAAAGAATTTGAGACGGTATCCTGGGATGAGTTTAAGTCGCTGCTGGCCGGGCTGTCCCCGGATACCGCTTTGGGGCGTGTAGTAGCCATCCGATCCGAGACGGATAAGGAAGTGATCAAGCATTTCACGACGGATCAGCGCCGTATTTACGATGCATGGCGGGATCGTAAGGCCGATAATATGACGGAAAAGAACTATGACCGTGAGATGGCTGCTCTGGAGCAGATAATGGCTCAGATGTTTGGAGGCGGTAAAAATTGAAAAAGTAAAGCAGGAGAAAGTCCGATGCCCATACTGTGGGCATCCGGTCAATGCGAATCGATCCGAGGACGCCAAGTGCAGAGGCGTCTTTTTTAAGTGTAAGAATAAAGACTGTAAAAAAATATTTGAGTTAAGAATCTAAGACGCTGTGCCGATGTGCCTGTCTTAAAAGGCAGGTGATAGGTATGGCGGCGGACAGTGCTGGTCAGATCGGGCTGGATCTGGTCGTCAATAAAGGAACATTTGAGAAGCAGATGACAGGGATCCAGGCACTTGCAAAGAAAGCAGGTGCCTCCCTGGCAGCCGCGTTCGCTGTAAAGAAGATTGTAGATTTTGGAGCAAAGTGCGTTGAACTCGGATCCGACCTTGCGGAGGTCCAGAACGTCGTCGACGTTGTGTTCCCACGAATGAATCAGAAGATCAATGAGTTTGCAAAGAATTCCGCAGCTCAGTTTGGACTGTCGGAGACGATGGCAAAGAAGTTCACAGGAACCTTCGGAGCTATGGCGAAGGCATTTGGATTCGGTGAGCAGCAGGCGTACGAAATGGGAACGACGCTGACCGGTCTGGCGGGAGATGTAGCGTCTTTCTACAATATCAGTCAGGATGAAGCGTACACAAAGCTGAAATCGGTATTTACCGGCGAGACGGAGAGCCTGAAGGATCTGGGCATCGTCATGACGCAAACCGCATTAGACAGCTATGCTCTGGCAAATGGATTCGGCAAGACGACGGCGAAGATGTCCGAGGCTGAAAAGGTTGCCCTGCGGTATAAATTTGTGCAGGATCAGCTGACCTCTGCGGCCGGAGACTTTTCGAGAACTTCCGATGGATGGGCAAACCAGGTAAGAATCCTCAAATTACAATTTGACAGCCTGAGGGCAACAATCGGACAGGGATTGATCAATGTTCTTTCTCCGGTGCTCAAGGTGATCAATACGATCATCGGGAAGCTGATGACTCTGGCGAATGCTTTCAAGGCATTTACGGAGCTGATATCCGGAAAGAAATCATCCGGTGGAGGAGTCTCTGCGGCAGCAGCAGGAATGGAGGCAGTCGCCGCGGCATCAGACAAAGCAGGATCCGCAGCATCAGGAGCCGGAACTGCGGCAAAGAAGGCTGCCAAGGACATGAAAGGCATGTCCACGGGGATCGATGAGCTGAACATAATCAATCCTTCAGACAGTTCCGGAAGCGGAAACTCCGGCGGCGGAGCCGGTGGGGATTATGGTGCCGAAGATATCGACATGGGATCCCTCGCAGAAGGAACCGATGAGATCGACAGCCGTCTGGACAGCATCCAGAAGAAGATCAATGAGCTCCGGCAGTCTTTCATGAACGGATTCTGGAGCGGGTTTGGCGATATAGCAGTCTTTGATGATGTTCAGAGGTCTGTTGACGGAATTCGGGAGTCCGTTAAGAGTATTTTCGGGGATCCGGAGGTAAAACGGTCCGCAGATGAGTTTGCGGCTACTGCGGCGAACAGCCTTGGGAAGATAGCCGGATCGTTCGGATCTATCGGGATGTCGATTGCGGACAATCTACTTGGAGGACTAAACCGGTATCTGCAGCAGAATACGGACCGGATCCGGGGATATATCGTTTCCATGTTCGATATTGTCGGCGATATTTCAGGAATAGCTGGAAATCTGTCGGCAGCAGTAGCGGAGATATTCACAGTATTACGGAGCGGTTCCGGGCAGCAGATCACGGCAGATCTTATCGGAATTTTTTCAGACGCGTTTATGGGAGTTACCGCATTAGCGGGATCATTCGGCCGCGATGTTTTAGATCTCATTGCGACACCGATCATAAACAATCAGGAAAAGATCAAATCAGCTTTTCAAGGCATTCTGGACGTGGTGCAGACAGTTACATCTGCAATCAGAACGACCTTTGCGGGGCTGATTGACTCAGTACAGAAAAAATATGATGAGAGTATCAGTCCACTCTTAAAAAGCTTCAGCGACGGCATTTCGAAGCTTGCAGAAGTATTCCTGGACACATTTCAGGCGAACATTCTCCCTGTGCTTCAGAATGCGGCAGACCGGTTTGCTGACTTTACAACATCAACTTTACAGCCGTTAATTGATAAGTTTCTGGAGTTTGCAGGAAAAATAACCGAGTGCATTCAGGAAGTATGGGAGAAAGTTCTCCAGCCGTTTCTGGCATGGTTTATAGCGAACGTAGCGCCGAAGATCGCGAGCCACCTTGGGAAGGCAATCGATGCATTCTTTAATTTCCTCACGAATGTCGGAAATGTAATCAGTGGTGTTCTTGATATCTTTAACGGCCTTCTTGACTTCCTGTTAGGAGTCTTTACTCTTGACTGGGAAAGAGCATGGAGCGGTGTAAAGCAGATGCTGTCGGGCGCATGGACGGCAATGAAGGCACTGGTGACGACCATGGTCGAGGCGATCCGGTCCATTATCGAGCTGACATTAGACCGAATCAAGAATAAGTGGACGATCACATGGAATGCGGTAAAAGCCTTTGGAGAGACTTGCTGGAATGCGATAAAAGCCTTGGTAGAGAGCATCTTTACTGCTATTAGCAATAAGATCGCAGAAGTCTGGAATTCCGTGAAGTCGAAGACTGAGCAGATCTGGAGCGGAATCCGTACCACGGTATCGACCATTACCGAAGGAATTCGTGATAAGATCACGGCGATCATGACGGCGATCAAGTCCGGGATCAGCACAGCACTGGACGGCATCAAGGACAAATGGACCAGCGTATGGAGCGGCTTAAAGGAGAAGACCATCAGTATCTTTGATGATATCTGGAGCGGAATCCGTGGAGCGATCAACAGCATTCTTTCCGGAGTTGAGAAGATGGCAAACGGAGTTGTGAAGGGCGTCAACAAGATGATAGACGCACTGAATAACCTGAGCTTTGACGTACCGGACTGGGTGCCGGGAATCGGCGGTGAGAGCTTCGGTCTTGATATTCCGAATATGTCCACGGTAAAACTCCCAAGACTGGCGCAGGGAGGCTTTGTAAGGGCAAATACACCGCAGCTTGCGATGATCGGTGATAACCGGCATTACGGCGAGATCGTAGCGCCGGAGGACCGCATGCAGGCAATGGTAGACCGTGCCGTGGCACTCGCGTCCGGAAACAATATGAGTGACCAGTATCTGGCACTTATGGTGGATCTCCTGAAGCAGATCATCAACCTCATCGAGGCGATGGACCTGACAGTCAAGATCGACGTGCGGGATATCAAGAAGAAGCTGACAGAGCTGGATAAGAGGACTGGCTACACACTGAAAACGACATAAAAGGAGGCGGGAACATGGCAGTGATCACGATCAACGGGCGGGAATTTCCCGCCCCAGATATCGGAGCGAATTTTGTAGTAGCAACGAACGTATCAGACGGAAAAAATGCTCTGGGAGAATTCGTAGGGCAGAAGGTCGGCCGGGATCAGCATAAGGTAGACAGCTTACAGTGGAAGTTTCTGGATGCTGAGATGTGGGCCGCGATGCTTCAGGAATTCGATAAGTTTGTGGTGACGGCGAAGATTCCGGACATGGTACATAATTGTTTCCAGACGATCCGGATGTACCCAGGAAATCGGACGGCCACGCCGATCGAGTTTGACGCTGACGGGCTTCCGACCAGATACCAGGACTGCAAAGTGAATATTATCGATTGCGGGGTGATCGAATAATGCAGTCAGCAAGCAACGCATACAAAGAACACATGAAGGAAAGCTTCCGGCTTCAGGGATATATCCGGGTATCGATCGGATTGATCAATCAGGAAGCACAGGCATCTGCGTATGTGCCGGATCACGACAAGTACACCTACTACAGCAGCTTTAAGATGCCGCTTGACAATTATAAGGTGGAAGAACTGTATGCGACGTGTGACCAGAACTACAGCGTTGTAGACGGCAGCATGTACTTTCTTCCCCGTACAAGGGCGGACGTGGTGCTGAATCAGGGGCTTGTCAGTGAACCACTTCTGGGACCTATCGAGATCCGGCTTCCGGAGGCTCATGATATCAAAGGAGTCACGATAGACTTTGGAAAAGCCTATCCGGTTGATTTTACAATTGAATCGGATAATCACACGGTCACAGTGACTGGGAACACCACGGCGGCATTTACCACGGATGAGTTGTTTATTGGAGCGACATTCTTGAGATTCACTCCGATAAAGATGGTAAATGGGCAAAGTCGGTTCAGGCTCCAGCAGATCACACTGGGTATCGGAATTTACTTCGGAAATCGCGAGATCTTATCTGCCACGAAAAAGGAGCATATCAGTCCGATTATGGAGGAACTGCCGACTCTGGACATGGACCTGACGATCAACAACAAGAACCGCGTTTGGGATATTGAGAATTCAGAGTCCGCGGTGAACTATCTGGAAATCGGGCAGGAGATCACAGTGCTGTATGGTCAGACATTAGATGATGGCTCTGTGGAATGGATGCCGGGAGCAACCGCATATCTTCGGGAGTGGTCAGCTGATGATGAAGAAATGAGTTTCACAGCGTCGGATCGTTTCGAAGACTTGACGGGGACGTACTATGGCGGGATCCTGCATTCGGGAGGAATCAGCCTGTACGACTTAGCGGTCGATGTACTGGAAGATGCGGGGGTTGACCGGCGCGATTACTGGCTGGATACCTACTTAAAGGATATTATGGTAGAAAATCCCATGCCTGCGGTGTCTCACCGGGAGGCTTTGCAGTTGATTGCAAACGCCGGAAGGTGTCTTCTTTATCAGGATCGAATCGGAAAGATATTCATGGGATCCAGTTTCAATCCAGATGCCATGGCAAAATCAGACAATGAAACCTATTACAGTAATGCGGCCGGAGTCCTGCAGCGTGGATCCAGAAGAGCCTACGCATCACCGGCGCGGGACTATACGGATGTAAAATCAACAAGATATTTTTTACCCCGTCAGGCTTCGGAAGAAATCAGCACGGGCTATATATCAGAACAGGTGGCGGCAGCAGACGGCAGCTTCACGGAAAACCCGTCTCTGGAGATCGACATGGAAGCAGGATATAAATGTTTTGGGATCACGCTGGAATTCGGCCAGAATCCGCCTAAGAAGATGATCATTCACACGTATCTTGCAGGAGTGCAGCAGGAGTCTTATACAATCGCGAAGCTGGATGAGACTATTACAGTAAACCATGAATTTCCGGAATTTGACCAGATGATCATGGAGTTTACAGAGGGAACACCATATAACCGCGTGATCCTCGACAATGTGATTTTCGGAGATAGTACCGATTATGAATTTCAGTATGGCGAAGAACTGACGAAAACGCCGAAGGGCACACAGTTGGCAAAAGTGAGGGAACTGCAGGTGGTACGCACGATTTACGGACCGAGCAGTGAAGCAGCGAAAGAACTCACGAGGGAAACGATAGCGGTATCAGCATTGGATAACCGATATACATTTTACTTTTCGAACGCTTCATATGATCTTGCATGTGCAATCACGGACGCACAGGAGGGGCAGACGGCGAAGATTGTAGAATCAGGGTGTTACTTTGCGACCGTGGAGCTTTCCGGGGTATCGGGAGCCTGTGAGGTCATCATATCGGGAAAAGAGTACATGATATCGCAGGCGAAAGTAAGCCGTCAACTTGGCACAACAGGAACGGTAGAGACCTGGGAAAATCCTCTGGTATCCGATATCGTTCATGCAGCGGATCTGGCGGACTGGATCGGGGACTACATGAAAGCGGACCGGGAATATGATCTGAGCTATCGTGGGGATCCGCGGCTTGACGCGAACGATTTGGCATATCTGGAAAACAAATATGTATCAGGGCTGTTGCTCAGAATTTACGAGCATACGCTGAATTTTAACGGAGCATTCTCCGGATCAGTAAAGGCAAGGAGGGAAATGGGATATGTGGCAGACTCCTAAGACAGATTGGAAGGCCAGTGACTTCATGAATATCGAGGATTATAACCGGATCAAAAATAATCTGAATGAACTCCGGGATATGTCCAGAGAATTGTGGAAAGAGTTTCCTTTTGAGGAGATGGGTGAGGATAAGACGTATACAGATTACGGATTTTACGCTGATGAGATCAACCGGTTTGAGGCGAATGTGGACCATATTTGTGAAGGAACATATCCGTTTGATGTGGGAGTGCGGAAAACCTATCAGGATAACCAGCCGTTCATCACATGGGAGGAGCTGAACCGGATCGAATCGGCATGCCTCATCATGCACAATAATTTCACCGGAGCACTTGCGGGAAGAAAGTCTTTGGCATTCACGTTGGGAGGAGGTGATTTCAGATGTTAAAGACTGATTACAAGGATGATCTCTTTGAGGGAGAACGGAAATATAAAATGACAACGGATACGGAAGGGAAGGTTACATTAAAGGATGAGACCACGTACACCCAGAAAGGTACGAGCTTCGGAGCACTGGATATGAATAATACCAACACGGCAGTAAACAGGCTGTATGGGGAAAAATCAGTGACGCTGACGGAGGCAGGATGGACAAGTACACCGCCGTATGCGCAGACAATTAAGGTTGAAGGAATGCTGGATACGGACCGCCCATTCATTGAGTGTGCGGCTGATATAACATCAAAAGCAGAGAAGACAAGGCTTAGAAAAGAATGGGACAAAGTGGATCGTATTGTAACAGAAGAAGGGCAGTTTACGGCGTACTGTAATTTCGAAAAGCCATCCATGGATCTGCCTCTGAAGATTAAGGGGGCATAGGGATGTGGACCGTAATTGGAGGAATTCTTGCGACGGCCAGCCGGATTGATGAAGGTGGCGGAGATAAGGATCTGAATATCTATCTTACGGACAATGCAGGGGTTCAGCTGGTGGACAATGATGGAGTTTACTTGACCTGCGGAAAGGAGACAGAATGAGCGAAACAAAGACAAAAAACCTGTGTACGGTACCGGCCGCAGATCTGACGGACAACCAGTATTTTATTGCTGAAGACGGCGGAGAACTGAAACGTATACCGAAGGCGCAGGTGGTGCTTAAAAAGTTGGAGAAAATGCTTGCAACGGATACGGAGAATCTGGCAGGAGGTGGAGAGGTCACTGCTCAGAAGCTTCTTGACGTGCTTGCAGAACAGGTCGCGAACAAGTTGCTGGCGAAATCTCAGGTTGTCAATAATCTTCTGGCTACAGTGGAAGGAAATCCGCTGGATGCCACACAGGGGAAGGCGCTGAAGGATCTGATTGATACGACTAATAACAATTTGAGTAACAAAGTTGACAAAACATCCTTGTCAAGCTATGCGCTAAAGTCGGATTTAGATAGCAGTAAACTCAAAAGTATGACATTTACTGCGATGTCCGATGAGTATGCCCAAATTGCCATAGGGAATCCTGGTATACTAATATGTGCCGTGTCCAATAATTATCTATTAGCGCGACAAGATAATGGTGTATGTAGAGTGATTGGAGATATAAGGAACAATGAATTGTCCTTTAAAAGAAATGTCAAAGTATCAGGTATTGCGTTTTATGTATGATCATTTAAATGAACATGTTCCATTAACTTGGAGTCGGATTTGACAGCACTAATTGTTACAAATTGTTATTAAAGCTTTACACATTTTAATGTATTGTACAGAAGAATAATCGTATCATTTCCCCATTTTCCGTTACTTTCCGGAATTGTTATTTGTCCATTATTGTTACCACAGGAAATACCAAGACTAGAATCTGATGTCATTATTGTGTTATCACTAATATCATCCCATTCACCGTCACCGCGAAAAGAGATTGAAATCGGAGCAACAACTCCAGCTTGTCCAGATCTTAATAATATTGCGAAACAGTTCTGGTTGGTGCAGTACCTGAAAATTGTAAAGTTACGCTAGAATCATTTTGGGATACTACAACAAGACTACCTGTTATCTTGTTACTCAAATTGTTATTTGTTTGAATCAAGATTAACATACGATTTTCCCGATGTGGGAAAAATCATGATGATTTTGTTGACGTTAACAAAACGATGCTTAAGTGCAGTACCATTTCGGTGATTACACCGTGATGGTTCTTTTTATTTACCCATAGACAAGCCCATTCCAGGGCTATTTTTATGCCCATAAGGAAGGGCAGAAAGGAGTTCATATGAACAAAGATAAACTGATCCTAAAGGATGGCTCAGTCATCAAACTGGAGGCGGGAGCTTCCCTCACAGCGTTGCAGGTAATCTGCCAGTCTGCTGATGATGTGATCCCGTTATGGAAAAGACTTACCCAGGAGAATCTTCAGGAGGTCACAGTGAAGAATGGTGCGGATCTTATTGTCGGTGTTTATTCTGAAATGGTTCTTATAGAACCTCATATTCAGGCTACAGAACAGGAAGATGGCACTGTGAAGGTTCTCTTCGGTTTACGGGAGAAAACTGCCGAAGAGAAGCGTCTGGATGCCTTGGAAGAGGGACAGGCGACGCAGGATGGAGCTATCAAAGATCTTGGAGAAGCGACGAGTGACCTTGCAGAGCAGATGGAAGGGGTGGCGGAATAATGGCGAGATTTTATGGTATGCGTATCAAGGCAGGAGAAATGAAACTTGAAGATGTTCCGAAGCTTTGGAGACAAAAGACAGAGAAGTGGCTTCAGGAGAACTCGAAGGAGGGATAAAAAGTGGCAGACGCGTATTTAGTTAAGCAGGGAGCCGCCGGATCCGGATCAGATGAGTGCACAGCCAATCGTAAACATGTCCTTGCCCCGTATACAGCTATCACAGGAGATTCTGGAGACGATCCAACAATAGGAACAATGTTAGATCAGTCTGGCTGGAAAAAGACCTTAGCAGCAGGAGAGTCTGTAACGGTTCCGGGAGGATATCACGATGGAAAGGGAACCGTAACGGCAAAAGACCTTGCAAGCCAGACCGGTGGAACCGCGGCAGACTCAGACATAAGAAAAGGCAAGACAGCGGTTGCTAATGGTAAAACGATTACAGGAACACAGGAAGATCGCGGTGCATGGTCCAGTACGGGACTTTTAGCAGGGCAGTCTGTTACCATTCCGGCTGGAATACATAATGGATCAGGCAAAATTACAACAGCAAGCTTGGCGAGCCAAACTGCTGGCGCGACAGCAGAGGATAAGTATGTAAAAAAAGGGTTGAAGTATTGGAAAGATGGGGTACTTCGGACTGGGACGATGGAAATTCAGTCTGCAATATCTTTTAGTGCTGCCGCTCTCTCTCATAATACGATCCGTGTCAGCTGGAAGAACCCGGCAAAGGGACCGTGGGAAGGTATCCGCATCCAGATGTCTACTGACGGAACACCGGGGGCGAGCGGCGGAACAAGGGTTTACACTGGGGCTGGAAGCAATCCGAACCAAGCTAATGGGAATAACTATGCCGATATTACCGGATTGAAGCCACTTACAAAGTACTATTTTTCCTGCACCAGCTTTTGTACGGGACTTGATGATGGAATACAAGCAGATGTTAGCGCGACTACTACCCATGTATATCTATACAATAGGGGAAACAATATCGCAGGAATTTCTGTTAGTGATGAATACACTTACAATGGGGGAATTACATTTGCATCAAATGCCATTGTTTATAGTCAAGTTGGATCCAGTCCTTGGACGGGCGGAACATTGGTAACTAATGGTAAGTGGGATCTTAGCGCATTTTCTAAATTTAAAATGAGATGCAAAATCTCATCAGCACGTTATGATCAATTTTACGTGAATGTTTTTGGAAAACAAAACAGCGACTTTGATCTTTTGGCAAATGATAAAGTTAGTCTGTCATATAGTGAGATGGTTTATGAGTCCGATTTAAGAAGTGCGGCAAAGAACTTTAATGATCGCATTTATTTCCAACTGTATAGCGCAAGTAGTGGAAACGCAGTAGCTGGTATACTCGGAGAAATTTATGAGATTTGGCTTGAATAAAGGAGAAAATCATGAATGATATTGCATTATGCCATACAAATCTCCAGAAACAGCGACATTTATTAAATTTTAAAAGATGAAAATTTATAAAATTAGAGAAAGAGAGTGATAATCATGACAAAAACCTTCATTGATCGCTACAATGCTGTGGCAGGCTCAGTAGTGATGATTTTAACATTAATTTTCGGAACCTACTGGTACGTTTTTGCGGGCTATTTGCTCTGCAATATTCTGGACTGGCTTACTGGATGGTATAAATCAAGAAAACTGGGAAAAGAAAGCAGCAAGGCGGGATTGAAAGGAGCGGCGAAGAAAGTAGGATACTGGATCATCATTGCCGTCGCATTTTTGATTCCAGCATTGTTTATTCATCTTGGAAAAGATCTTTTAGGAATTGATCTGGGATTTCTGGTATTACTGGGCTGGTTTACATTGACCTCGTTGCTTGTAAATGAAATCCGGAGCATCTTGGAAAATTTAGTGGAGTGTGGATATAATGTGCCGGAGTTTCTGATCCGAGGACTGGCGGTGACGGAGAAACTGATTCATGCCGGGGTAACGATTCCGGAAGATCACGATTGATACCAGAGTTGCACCGGTGCAACAACCCGGAAGTATATTCTTCCGGGTATTTTTATAGTGGAAAATAAAGAAAGAGGATAAGATTATGATGAAAGCAATGTTATCTCAGCCGATGGCTGGAAAATCGGAAGAAGAAATCAGAGTAACAAGAGAGAAGGCAATCAAAGCCTTAGAAAAGCGGAACTACGAAATCGTCAATACCCTTTTTACAGATGAGTGGTATAGCAGTGACAAAATGAAAGAACGTGGAGTAGTACAGATTCCGCTGTGCTTTCTGGCGAAGTCATTAGAAAACATGTCACTGTGCCATGCCGTCTATTTCTGTAAAGGTTGGGAGCAGGCGAGAGGGTGCCGGATCGAGCACGACGCAGCAGTAGCATATGGATTAACTATTCTTTACGAGGAGTGATCATATGAGAGATATTACATTATGCCACCCGCGGCTCCAGACGCTGGCCGCGGAGCTTATCAAGGAATGCGCGAAGCAGGGGCTGCAGATCAAGATCGGTGAGACGCTGCGCACCGTCGCTGAGCAGGATGCCCTGTACGCCCAGGGACGCACAAAGCCAGGAAAGAAAGTAACAAATGCTCCAGGATCATCGTTCAGCTCTTATCACCAGTGGGGAACGGCCTTTGATATTTATCGAGTTGATGGGAAGGACGCTTTTTACGATAACGATGGATTTTTCGGCAAGGTCGGCGCGATCGGGATATCCATCGGCCTGGAGTGGGGAGGAAATTGGAAGTCTATCCCGGATAAACCCCATTTCCAGCTCCCAGACTGGGGATCATCGACGAGCGGGATAAAAAAGAAATTTAAGACGCCGGAGCAGTTCATGAAGACATGGCCATCGGCAGAAGAAAAACAGATCGTAGAAGGATGGCAGCACGACGCGCACGGCTGGTGGTGGCAACTTGAAGACGGATCTTGGGTAGCGAATGACTGGCGCCTGATCAATGGTCACTATTACCTCTTCGGAGCAAACGGTTACGTCAGGACTGGTTGGCACCGCTGGAATCCAGACACAAAGCAGGTGGATCCGGCTGACGGCTCCGGAGACTGGTATTATCTCCAGGAGGACGGAGATCTTCAGGGCGCGTGCTGGCACAGCAGAGCGACCGGCGCAATGGAAGTGTGGTATGTAGACAAATAGGGAGAAGGCGGCATCCTGCATAAGCAAGAGCCGCCTCTTAAATGGTCATGAAAGATACTAAAGATAAGATAAAAACAACGATTACACAACCTCTCACCAATATAAACGTAAACGTTCTGGATTT